CAGCTGTTGCTACAACGACTGTTCCGTCGTTTGCTTGTTTAACTGGATCTCCAGTAAATATGCCACTTGCTCCGCTTGCTATAGAGTATTTAGTAGTACCTGTTGTTCCGCCTGGGGCAGAACCAACTTTAGCTATTGGTCTTAAACCGAATGCTTGGTCTATGTTAGCCATAGTAGTCTCCTAAATTATTTTGGAGACAATGATCTTACTAATTAAGACTTCTTGCCACCAAATGTTACTCTGCTCTGCCTATCTTGTGAGATTGGCATTGCGGGGTGCTCGTCTTTATGTAGATCTTCTTCGATGGCCTTTGTCTTATCGTTTGTAAGATTACGGAAGTATTCGTCCCTATCCTCTTTTACTTCGATTGGACATCTCATCAAAAGAAGCCCTCCTGTGCCTATAACGCCTTTGTACTTACCTTCAGTGATAGATGGTAAATCCATTCTATCAGGATATTCGTCTGTTCTTACAAGTTCATATCCACTTCGTAACCTACCGATGACATTTTTTTCATCCTGTTGACCACGATATTCAGCTCGTACCCACCTGTGGTGAAAACCCTCTGGTGGTTCTGGTGCGTCAAGGTTTGATGGAGGAACCCATCCCCTCTTTCGAGTCACCTTTTCACGGGTTTCTTG